GCGAGGCCGATGTTTCGTACCGTGGCGGTTTATTGCCTTTGCTGCGTCGGGTTCTGCCTGACATTGGCGGCGACGATATTAGTGAGTTTGAGGGGCCGCTGGAACTGGCAACGCCTGCATTAGCGTATGACCCTATGCGTAACATGGCCCTGACGGGCGCGATGTTAAGGGGGCATATACCTGTTAATCCTGACTTGGTAACGCAAACCTTGTTAGACACCAGCGTCGGCAGCGGCTTGCTTTCTGGTGCTACGGGCGCGGTTCCAAGGGGTGCGGTGTTGGGGGCTAACGTATTTCATGGTGGGCCGCACAGATGGTCACCAGAGCCTGACTTTCCGCATGGACGGCCAAGGCTGGATAAGATGGGAACGGGCGAAGGCGCACAGGCGTATGGTTATGGTTTTTATAGTGCGGAAGCGCCGGGGGTTGCGACACAGTACCGGGATGATTTAACAACATTAAAAAGGCGTATGTCGATGGATGGCGAGCCTTTGCCGTTATCGCAAAATTTTGATGTTGATGAAGTCGCCAAGGTTTTTAATGTTCCAAAGTCTGATGCGCTTGTTTTGAAAAGAATAGTCAGTGACCTTAATGCACAACCGCAACAAAGAGACATTCAAACCTATATTGATGACATAAAAGGGCAGATTGATCTTTATCCAGCCAATGATCCGCTTGTCCAAGACATACTTGCTGAAAATAAAAAATTATTATCGGTTGCTAGTAAATATAAAGACCGATTAACGCCGTCTGAAGGCACCCTCTACAAGCTCGACATCCCCGACGCCGACGTTGCCAAGTATCTCGACTACGACAAGCCGCTCAGTGAGCAACCGAAAAGTGTGCGGGATGCGTTGGGCGATGTGGTGAAATTGGCAGAGTATGAGATTCGTAAAGCGCCTGATGGGACATTTGAAGTTACTCGTTCAATTTTATCGAAAGCGCCGGGTAGCCAGCCCGGTCTATTGCGTGGAAAAACTTACAGTCGGGCTAGGGAGTTAGCTGAAGAATTGGCGTTAGAGACTATAAAAGGAGAGGATATATATCATTCCTTTATTGTTAATCATGGATCGGACCAAGCCGCATCCGAAGCACTCCGCAAAGCTGGCATCCCCGGCCTCAAGTATTTCGATCAGGGTAGTCGCGCAGGGGGCGAAGGCACCCGCAATTACGTCACATGGGATCAGGACGTTCTCAACCGTAGCAAGATGCTGGAACGCGACGGCGTTACATTGGGAGCCAACAAATCCCCAACCGCTGCACTGCCGGGGTTACTCGATGACACCGCCAGCCGTATGCAACGGGCGCGGGATATGGGGTTTGATGTTGACCTAACACGGTATCATCAGACTTCGCCAGCGGCAAAAAAAGAGATAATGAAAGGCGGGTTTGACCCTTCAATTATTGGTGCGCGATGGTCTGACCCACTAATGCCTGATGGCGTATTTATGAAATCGGGCAAGGATGAGCTGCCCGGTTTAACTCAAGGCAAGCAAACGCAGATGCCTTTAATGACAAGGGCGCAGAATACAAAGACGTTTCAGAATAGGGGGGAGCTTGAGGATTTTCTAAGCAAGGATAAGCAATGGAAGAAAATGCGTGACAAGCAAACTGCGCTGCAAGATGACGCTACTAAATTATATCAGGCAATAGATACAGGTGAGTTTACAGAAAAGGACGTTTTAACGGGCTTATTTGGTTTTGACCCTAAAGAAGTAAATAAGCTGGATGATGTGGAAGCCTTTGATGCGTTTGATGGCGTTATAAGAGATATGGCTGGCACAACATCGGCAGAATTAAGGGCAAGAGCAACAGAAGTTTTTAAGAAAAAAGGTTTTGATTCTGTGAGCGTGGCAGAGGATTGGGGTGGGCCGTTTGGTAAAACCGTAACGGACACGTTCATCGTTTTTGATGAAAAGATGCTGCGAAGCCCCAAAGCCAAATTCGACCCAGCCAAAGCCGACAGTGCAGACCTTTTAGCGGCAAACCCCCCAACCGCCGCGCTCCCCGGCTTACTTGAACAACAATACATGGACGAGTCTGAAAGGCTTCTGCGTGATTCGCAGGGGCTGCTGGGGGCAACCCAGCGCAGAAATAATCAATTAAATGCCTTGCAACAATTTTACGCAAGCGGAGGGGTTTAAGATGGTTGATTATAACCCTTTTGTGATTGCACGCAGGCTTGGCTTGAACGTGCCTGACGTTACTATGCAAGACCTTGCCGGGTTATTGCCCGGTGCGGGGATGTCGGACAGCCAGCAAATGGGCAGGCAAATGGCACAGCAGCGTGCCGCTGGTAATTACGGCAACGCCGCGTTGTATGGCCTTGGTGCTGCTGGTATGGCAGGCTCTGAATTGTTGCCGGGGATATTAGGCTCAACGGCACGCAAGGCTATAAAAGGTGGCGTTAAAGGCTTGTTGCCGGTTTCAGATTATACATCTGCGGCTGGAAGTAACCCACGGTATTTAGGCGCGGCCCCAGATCGGTCAGAGTATACATATTTAAGGCACACCCCAGGACGCGGTGTTAGTGACAGGACGGCAAGTGCGATTGAAAATCTGCGTGCTGACAAGGGTGGATTAAAGTCGGAAATGATTGCTGACATCCGGCGCGGTGAAGAGGTTGGCGGCAGTGATTGGTATAATACTGAGGAGCTGCGTGATTGGTTTATGCGTGAACTTGGGCCGGAAAAGGGTCATGCAGAGTGGAAGGAATTTATGGAGCTAGTCGGTGCAACATCACCGGCATCGAAGGTTGAGCAAAATATTAAGGCTGCGTCTGCGGTTAGGCAGTTACTTGCCAAAGACCCCGCATATGCGTCTGGCACTTTAGCGTCGAAGACGTTAGGCGATGCTAGAAAAATGGCAAAGAGCCGTCCACCTGGGTATGGGCATTATGCGGCTGGCGGTCAGGAAATGGCGGTTGCACGGCAGCAACGTGGCGAATGGGTTCCAGAGCCTCAAGGCAAGGTGAGAGCGTTGGACGATACATCTGCGGTCAATCCAAAGCCTAAAGGGTTTAAGCAAAGCCTTATCGGCAACCCAACCAACATAGCCGCTGATTTGCATTTTACACGGTATATGGCAATGGCCTCCGGCGATCCTGCATGGATTAAAAACAGCAGTGATTTGTCTCAAAAGTTTGAGAAAGAATTGCGATCCAAGTACGGCAAGAAAATAGACAAATACATTAAAAAGACAACTGATACGACGGGCAGTCCTGTGACACGTTTTGATGCAAAAAATGCGCTTGATGACGGCGTGACCAAAATGGACGATTACAAGAATGAGCCTGCAATGTATGCCGAAATGCCTAATGACAATGAGTATAAGGCGTTTGAAGAATTTATGAACGAAATAGGCCAAGAGTTGGGCATGACAGGCCCACAGGTGCAGGCAAACCTGTGGATGGGTGGTGCGGCAAAAACTGGTGTAGATGATTCCTCACTAGGCACATTTATGGAAATTTTGCGAAACCGCGCCGACAAACGTGCGGCAGAAATTGGAAGTACCAGGGCTGGGGTTTTACAAGATTTTATTAAAAATAAAGGGTTGCTTGCTGTACCGATAGCAGCGGTTGGCACAGGCGGCTTATTAATGGGCAATGAGGAAATGTGACGGCTAGACAAGCCTTTAGCGAGGTACACCAATCTATCTATTAACTGCCCTAGCTTAATTATCCCCGCGCCGGACAGCTACCGTCATCAAAAGTATATCAGATTGCTGGATTAATAACAGCAAGAAATGGACAAAATATGGCATCGTATTCTGAAATGAAGCCCGAAGACAAACTGCAAGACATCCGTGAAGCGTTCAAGCTATGCGAGGAAGCGGAAGCGGATAACCGCCATCAGGCGAGAGACGATCTTGAGTTTGCACGCCAGGGCGTTCAGTGGCCGGAGGAGGTCAAGCGGCAGCGTGAGCGTGACCGCAGACCGTGTCTAACGGTTAATAGAATGCCGACGTTTATACGCCAAATCGTGAATGACGCCCGTATGAACAAGCCTGCGATCAAGGTGCATCCTGTTGACAGTAATGCGGATGTTGAGACGGCGAAGGTTTTAAATGGATTAATCCGTCAGATTGAAACCAGCAGTTCTGCGGATGCGGCGTATGCCACGGCGATTGATAATGCGGTGAGCATGGGCTTTGGCTATTTCCGCGTTGATATTGATTTTGCACGCGATGACACATTTGAGCGTGACATCAAAATTGATCGCATTATGAACCCGTTTAGCGTTTACCGTGATCCGCGTTCAACGGCGGTGGACAGCAGCGACTGGAATATGTGTTTCGTTACGGAACTGCTGACGCATGACGAGTTTGAGCAGAATTATCCCGACGCGGAAAAGACGGATTTCAACAGCCCCAGCCACAGTGGATGGCGTGATGATCTTTGGTATGGCGAGGACACGGTACGGGTTGCTGAATACTGGAGCCGTGAGGAAGTCGATAAAGAAATCGTCCTGATGAGCGACGGCCAGATTCTTGACGTTGATGTTTTTGAGGGTCAGCGCGAGGTTATGGAAGTCCAGGGCATCATGCCGGTGCAGAGCCGCATGACCAAAACGATGAAGGTCAAGCAGTGCGTGGTCACGGGCAGCGAGATACTGAGTGAGATTGAATGGGCGGGTAAGTATATTCCGATTGTTCCTTGCTACGGCGAGGAAGTGGTTGTCGGTGAGGAGCGGCATTTTCACAGCCTGATCCATTTCGCTAAAGACAGCCAGCAGATGTACAACTTCTGGAGAACGGCGGCGGCTGAACTAGTCGCACTGGCTCCAAAGGCTCCCTGGATCGGCCCCGTTGGTGCTTTCTCTACGGATCAGGACAAATGGGCGACTGCCAACTCAACCAATCATGCATTTATTGAATTTGACGGCGGTCAGGCTCCCATTCGCCAACCCTTTGCAGGCGTCCCGGCGGGGGCGATTCAGGAAGCCTTGAACAGCAGCGACGATATGAAAAGCGTCATCGGTATGTTCGATGCCAGCCTTGGCAACATGGGTAAGGAGGTCAGCGGCAAGGCCATCTCTGCACGCCAGAAAGAAGGCGATATTGGCACTTATCATTTCATCGACAATCTCAGCCGCGCTATCCGGCACACGGGCCGCATTATCGTTGATCTGATCCCCAGCGTTTACACAGAGGCCAGAGTGTTGCGCGTTTTAGGCGAGGACAACGAGGCCAGCAGCGTGCCTGTCAATCAGCCGGTGCAGGGTGAGGGTGAGGCAGAGCCAAGGATTTATGACCTGACCACCGGCAAATATGACGTGGTTGTGAAGTTAGGCCCATCGTTTACCACGCAGCGGCAGGAAGCGGCAGATCAGATGATGTTGCTGGTGCAGCAGTTCCCGCAGGCTGCGCCGATAATAGGAGATTTGATTGCTAAAAATCTGGATTGGCCGGGTGCAGAAGAAATGGCAGAGCGTTTACAAAAAATGCTGCCGTCTGCTCTCCAAAATATGGACCCCGAAAAAGAACAAATGAAGGCGCAGCTAACCGAAGCGACTGCAATCATTCAGCAGTTGCAAGCTGACCGCAGTATTTATGAACAGAAAAACCAGATCGATGCCAACGAGCTTGCTCTGAAGGCAGAGAAGATCGTGGTTGACAAGTATCGCGCCGAGACCGACCGGATGGAGGGCATAGCCAAGGCGCAAAAGGAGCAATCCACCGCTCCTCTCATGGAGGAGTTTCAACCCCACAATTTAATTTAGGAGATTTTTAAAAATGTCAGACGAGGCAAATACTCCGGCAGCGGAACTTGCTTTAGAAGCCGAAAGCCCAGCACCCGAAGCCACTCAGGCAGAGGATACGCAGACGGTCGAGGAAGTGTCCGACACAGAAGCTGAAACCCTTGAGGTTGAGGCTACAGAAGAAACAGATGGGGAGCCAGCGGCTCCCGAATTTGTTTCGGTCGAGTATGACGGCGAAGAGTTTGAAGTGCCGCCAAAACTCAAAGACGCACTGCTACGGCAGAGCGATTATACCAGAAAGATGCAGGATGTTGCGACACAGCGTAAAGCTGTCGAGCAGCAGCAGGCAGCTTTGGAACAGCAGGCAACCTTCCAACAAGAGACAATTTCGGATGTTGCAGCAATCAAGGCCATCGATCAGCAAATCGAGCAATATAACGCTCTGAATTGGGATGAGCTTTATCAACAGGATGTCGGACAGGCCTCAGCCCTCGACCGTCAAAAGCGGGAGCTGGAGAACCAACGGCAACAAACAATCAATCGACTCGACCAGAGGCAAGCGCAATTCCAAAATCAACGTGCGGAACAGCACGTCAAGACGTTGGAACAAGGCCAGGAAGTCCTGAAAAAAGAGATCGATGGATGGTCGCCAGAGCTAGGCAAAACAATCGCAGACTACGGCATCAGCCAAGGTTTGAGTGCCCAAGCTGTGGCAAGCATAGCAGACCCTGTTCATGTCAAACTTATCGACAAGGCCAGACGGTACGATGAGCTTGTGGCGAAGCAGAAAGCAGCCAA